ATCTCCTATTCCAACATGTTTACCTAATTTTAAAAGGCGGTAGGTATTTAATATCTCAGCAGCCCTATCCGCCTCTTTATCCTTATATTCTTTTCTTACACTAGGAGCTACCAGAAATAGCTTGACTAAATTTCTAACAGATTTCCTTATCTTGCCTATCCTGCTTTTGCCTCCGCTGCTTTTTTTTTATAATCTTTACCTAAAACTTGTTCCATAATCCAGTCAATCAGATCTTCGTTTTCCAACTCCATAAGAATCGTGTCAGTGATTGCGATTAACTTGTCTTCTCCGTCATACAAGTTCCACTCTACAAGATACTTCGCAACCATTTGAAAACCTGCTTCTGACTGATCCTTGGTCTTGCCTGAATCTAAAGCATCTGCTCCAGCTAATTTCTCGTTCTGAGAAATACCAGACTTGAACTTAACCCAAGCTCCCTTACCACCAACGATCTTTTCTGGAATGCTCACTTGACGAACATCCGCTTTTTTGAGTACAAACTTTTCCATTTTGCCTCCTGTGTTAAAAATATAACTTAATAACTAACTATGTTGTTTACTACATCTATTTGGAGATAACCATTTGTGTCATCTGAGTGTTCTGCTTTGAACGGTAACGTTAAGACATTAATCGCATCCAAGCCAGTCTCTTCGTCGTATCCCTCGAAGCTAACTGCAGGGAATTGAATCGTCCAACTGTAAGTTCCGTCGCTTGCTTCAATCTCAACAGCTTGAGTAGTGTCATCTAATGAATATCCTCTCAAAGTCTCTGAGATAGCTGCATCGTGAACAATCTTTAATTCACCTTCTGCTTCGAAAATCTTATTCGGTACATCTTCAACATCTACATCACCTACTACGTGAATTGGTTCAATGTTTTTATTAATAGTGAACTTGACCTCGGTTACGTTAATCGCAGAAGCACCTGCAAGACCAGCATAAGTACTAGCCACCTTTAGGGTGATTTCCTTAGGCTTGAAGATCTGATCAGTTGTAGCGTATTCCACTGATCCTGTTCCTGCCGTTGGAAAGAACGCAAACATATTCGCATCAATCGTAATGTAAGCATCTGCAACCATCTCTACATCTACTGAGTCTAATGCTCCACCTGCATACTGTTGAATTCCAGTAACAGGATCGGTCGTGTGAATCGTATAGGTCTGATGTTCGTTGTTGTCGTCATCTAAAGTCCATTCGTGAGTATAAATATCACTCGAACCACTAGATGATGGATCTTGACCCATAATCATATCTGAAATAAACCCTACATTTTGAATCGTACCTAATAGAGGTACTGAACCTTCACCCCATTGTTTTACCACGTGTTTCTGGTTGACGTCTGTGATTTTACCCTTCGCTGTCTCATCTACAGCTTTCTCGATCATTGATTTGAACTCGAAACCTGTGTGTTGTTTCCAGTCCCCAGAGGCGTGAGACTCTGGCGTTAGTCGAGTAGTTTCCTTAGTTAAGGCTATCTCTCGTCTTTTTCCTACATACTTTACGTTTGCCATTTTGTTTATTAATTAATAAGAATCCTTTACCTTCCTAAATGGAAGTATTATATCTATTGCCCTCACTGTGTGAATATCATTATCCCAATACGGACTAGCCGCTACTGGTGTCAATAGTTCTACTAGGTCATCAGCGTGTCTGTTTAAGTCGAAAGCATCAATTGCAGCATCTGTCAAGTCTCTAATGATAGTCTCTGCTTCACCTGCTGAATAAGTCTCTTTAGAAATGTCAATCTTAATCGTTGTTTTAATCGTATAGACTCTTTCTACTTCTCTATTCGTCAAGTCTTCAGCCTCGCTGCCCTCAAAATTAATCAAGGCATAAGGAAATTGATCTATGTCTTCCTTGGGGTATTTAAATACTGAATCACTATCTAAATCGTCCAGTGCTATTAGCGTGTCGGACACAAAATCTATGAGTGTGTTTATCATAATTTTCTAAGCTCCTTGTCTAGTGCGTTACTAATTGCTAAATCAATCTTACGACCTTCTTGTTCGACTGCATCTGCCATAAAAGGTCGATCTTGCATGTACTTAGTCCCCTCGTGTACATACAAGCCATAATTTACATCCGTTCGTACAATTGCTTGCATCTTCTTGTTGTCGGTCGTGAGAGAGTTCCTGAGCGCTCCTGTGGCGACAGGAGAACGCATCTTACTCTCTGCCTCAATTACTACTGCAACACTCTCTATAGCGTTTCCCATAGCTCCCTCAGCTTCTTTTGGAAACTTACGCATCCACAAAGAAAACTGTTTAGGTGTCATCACTTTCATTATTCTACCCTTTCTATAATCACTTTCTTGTGGAGTAATTCCTCAACCACTGGGTACTTCTCATAGTCATTAACCACCTTGACTACATAGTCTTTATCGTTATAACTAACCTTATCTGACTTCTTAATCGAAACGTCGTTGCCTACGTACATTTTATAAGACCTTGTAAACTCACCTGTAGAGGCTAGAGCATCGTCAATCTCCAGAGGCTGAATCATTGCTTCTATTGTCGTACCTGTGCCGTATGATTCTTTGTTACCTGACTGGCTGAATGCGTAAACTGTAACGTTCTGATTAATAAAGTCGTCTGTCATCTTTTGCTATAAAAATTTATATATCCTTCAATTGATTCTAGTATGTCGTCTTGTAAAGCCTTGTAGCTAGCACTGTCATAAGTCACTGAGATATCTCCAACTTTCTTAGATTTAGCTGGTCCTACTTCACCTCTAGTTCGGTACATTAACTGCACTAAGTTATTACAAGCCATCTTAATATCGTAAGGAACGTCAGAGTAGCCAGCTGTGTACGTAAACTTAAGATCATCGTAACTCTTAGGCGGAGAAGCATAGAAATGAACCTTACCACTAGCAGCATTAAGCACGTAGTCGTCTGAATCGTAAGTATCTCCGTCATATTCAACCGAAAAATTACTAGTAGAAACAGGGAAATCGCTTAAGTAATAGTCTCTCTCTTGTCCGTCTGTCTCGTAGACTTCGTCTGTATAGGTAGTTTCTTTGATGGTTCTTCTCAAGTATCTCTGAATAGCTTTAGTAGCAGAGTCAATTAACTCTTGGATTAAGGTGTTCTTATCGGTGTCGGTTATCTGTAGATATAGTTTTGCTTCTTCTTGGGTTATCATTTGTTGGCATAGTTAATAAATTGCTTATCCTCCGACTTAATCATTTGTTTCTCAAAATACTCAAATCCAATTCTGCGTGCTTCATCGATAGGGACTTTATCACCTTTTAAGATAGTCCTGCCATCGAAGATCATTTTAGTTTTTGAAATATATAACATAATATCCTCCATCGACCCCGTAAGGGCTACTTACGAGGTCAAGCAAGATACTAGCTAGTAGCACCTGTTTTAAGAACGACTAATGCCTCTGGTTGAGCAACATCGAAGTCAATTCTCTGTATGAATCTCCAGTAAAGAAGATCATTTTCGAACGCACTAACCGCACCGACTGTTGCGTCTGTAGACACTTCGACAGTCATAGCTTTTCTATCAGCGAAGATAACACCTTCAAACATATTACCGAATACCATGAACGCTGTAGAAGCAGCATCATCTGTAGCGTATGCAGGCATTTGATCTGAAGTAGTTACAGGCCAGCCTAAGATAGTTCCACGAGTTTCTTCTGTAAGTCTCTGATAAAGTGGTTGTCCTTCATCATCTTTCAACTTACGAACAAGTCCGAGAATAGTCTTGTGCATGTACCATTTAGCACCAGCTTCTTGGTTTGAACCAAGCTGTGTGGTCATACTTACCAAATCGTCTTCATCCAAATCTGCGAATGAATCTTCACCAGTAGCCATATTAACAGTTGTAACGTTAGTATCGTTTAAGATACCTGTTGCAATGTTAGGGCTGACTGCAGCACCATTGAATAACTCGTCATCTTCAGATTGTGCAAATCTTCGAGCAACTTTGTCAGCGATAAACGCTTCTAAGTTAACTCCAGAGTCAGCACGAAGTTCGTTTGTTATTTTGACAATGGTTGCCATCTTAACAGGACTCAATGTAATGAGACCAAAGCCTGGTTTAGTTGTACCGATCGAAGCATTTTCACCAGGGAAGTAAACAGTTAAAGCAGTTCCGTCGTCTTTAGGAATTTTCAAAGTATCTGTACTTTGAGTGATTCTTTGTGGATCAGTTCTCAAAATACCGTTTTTCTCTTTGATTAATTCACTAATTTTCCCAACAAACTCTTCAGGTACTGTATATCCACCTTCAGCATCAGTTGTTTCGTTCAAAGTCTTATAATCTTTTTTGATTAAAGCTTTGAAGAATGCTTTTGACTCAACTAATTTAGGAGCCTTAACAGTCTTGATTTCTTTTTCATCAACCTTTTTCAAGAGTGATTCAAAACCCTTAAGCTTTTCGTCAAGCTTACTGTCTAATTTTGCCTCAACTGATTTAAGATCAATTTTAACTTCTTTAACTTCTTTTTTAGCCTCTTTTTCTACCTTTTCTACTTTCTTAACTTTCTTAAGTTTCTTTTCCATTTGATTTTATTAAATTTTTAACTAATGGGTACTTGTCTAATTTTTTATCAAATACCTTATTAACTAAATTATCGATTTCCTCCAGGTTCACTGGCTTCTGGGTCACAGAAGTTTCCTTAGGGGCTTCCTTAGGAAGGACTTTATATAATTTATGATAAACTAATTCAATTTGTTTAACTTCGTCTTCGACTGTTTCAACCTTTAGTTCTTTTCTTAACTTAACAAGATGTTCTCTAAACAATTTTATCTTTGGTTTGTGATCTTTCCAAAGCTTTAATACTTTTTCAATCTTTTCTTTTTGTTCTTTTGCGTCTTCTTGCTCGTCTTTATCATCTGGTTTCTTGACTTTATCTACTTTAAACTTATAACCCTTTGCTTCCATTTCTACTACCGCATTTGTATTAGCAGGAATTGCTACTGCTGAAATCTCCAACAGCTCTCTCATTATTTGTTTAGTGCCATCAACAACCTTCTCGATTGGATGAAATCCAACACTAACTGTCTTCAAAAATTCATCCTCAAACAAATATCTAACTTCTTCACCTTCTTCGGTCTTGGCAAATTCAGGCTCGAATTTTAACTTTTTGTCTTCAACTCTTAAGTTCTTTACCTTACCAATCGGCTTTGACATGTGATCATGTCCCCAGAGCATTACAGGATTCTTCTTGAAGTTTGCAAAATCCCACTTGTCTAACTCTAAGACATCACCATCTCTGTCTACTGTCTCGTCACTAGCGATGATAGTGATTTTGCCCTTTGTTTTTTTGGCTTTACCAAATAACTGGTTTTTGATCATAAATTTACTCCTGATATTACTGGTGTTACAAAACACCTAC